AGTAATAGCGTAGATACCAGAGTTACCCCAGTACACAGGAGTTCCAGAAACATTAGAGAGTGTCCTTGAGTTAATGATACCGAAGTTAGAGATCTTAGAAACGTAATATTCCGTAGCCTTAAAGACCTGATCAACACCACCAATAGCCCAGACACCGTTGACAGCGAGGACATACAAGATAGATCCAGTAGTAAACAAAGCCTGAATACTTGAAGCTTCGGGGATAATAATATACCCACCATCGGAGTCTACAAGACCGGGAGTATCCTCAGAAGTAGGATCTTCCTTCTGGTAACAGGTGCCAAAGTCCTTCTTATCTTCAATGGTCTTAGAATAGAAGATCTTACCACCGTTCTTAGCAGAGTCCAGACCAGCATACCAGACTCTACCAGCATAGGAAGCGACAGAGTTGAACCTTGCAGACTCAACAATAGTCGTTAAGCTGTTAATATTAGAGACAGCAGATCTATTCTGATTAAAGAAGTCAAGGATATAATGCCCATTGGGAGCAAGGGTATTACCATATTCTACTTTTCTGTACTCAGTAATATCCTGTTCATTGCTACTATTCTTAGCAACCCACCACGGCTTATTTCTAGGAGGGAAGTCAGACTGGGTATTATCCCAATAGTCGAAAGCATTACCCGCTCTACCGTTGTTATCAGAGTACCAGCCCTGATTAAAGAGGTCGTAGAGGTAATTGTTCGTGATAGCAGTAGGAGCATTCTGAGGTTCAAACTCCTTTGTAGCTAGGCCAGAAGCAGCCGTAGAACCTAGATCTGAACCAGCAAGTGTATAAGTAAATGTCGTACTTGTCGGAGCAGAAGCAATAGTATACGTACCGTTAAACTGATAAAGAGAAGAATCAATCTCTACAGTATCACTTGCATTAAAATAATGGGGAGTATTAACTGTAACAGTTACAGTATTACTTGTTCTAGAGATTGTCGTAATATTAGCAGAGAGTCCAAGATACTCTAGATCTCTAATCTGAATCTTAATCTTAGACACAGTAATATTATTATCCGCAGGAATATACTCTACGCGGATAGGTTCAATAGCTGGGGAGACAATAACAAGATACCCTGTCACAGAGGCAGTCGAAATATAACTGCTTGAGACAGAGTAACTGTTATTAGCTGAGTAATTATTAAGGTTAATGCTGAAGGGTTTCTCACCAGCAGAGATAGTATCAAGAGACTTATCGTAGAAGTAGACCATGTTATTGTGCTGGACTACAAGGAACTCGGTACCACCGATACCGGATACGTTAGTCCATGTCTCAGCATGGATAAGATCCCCAGCAGCAACAGAGAAGGAACTATTCTGGTAGTTCTCTTCAAAAGAGATAGCACGCCTTCTCTTTCTAGTCCCATCAATAAGCAGGTCAAAGTTCAATTCATCTGAAGTGGTATCTTCAGGAAAGGTCATAACAGAGGCTTCTGTGAAAAGCCCCTTGATAAAGGTATTTACAGTCTTTTGACTATACTGCTGCGCCAATCTTCTTTTCCTTTACCTTCGGAGGAGGAGCCTTTTCCTCACCGAACATCCTATCCCACTTAGCTTCCTTACTCTCAGGTACATGATTAAGCCAGTAAGTCAAATCAGCAAGAGCTGTCTTTCTGCTAGTGTAATAACCTGAGAGGTTCTCTGGAATCTGACCATTGTCAGACTTAATCTTAAACATACTGTAGCCATCATTAGGCTTATAAATAGTATAAACTGACTTTCTCTTTGAGGAGGTGATGGTCATCAGTGTACCCTCCTTATTGTCTTCGGTTACGATGAGGTCTTTATCGTTTTCTACCATAGTCATTTAGAATCCTTTGTTCTCCAGTCTTCCATCTATTATTCTTCTGGAAGTATCTGTGCTTTCTTGCAAACTGTTCTACCTTTGGATCTGCCCCACCCTTAAGGAGGGAAAGAGTTCTCGACTTAATTTCAGCAAGGTAATAGGGGAAGATCGTATCATCCATGTCCGGGACAGCAGAGTCCGTCAGAGTGAATGTAGGAAGCTTAACCCCTAGAACCATCGTCTTGCTCGACTGTAGCGTTGTATCTACAGTGGACAAATAACTATCGAAGCAGAGATACCTATCATCAAAGGACGTATAAAAGTCCGGCATCTTATCGTTTTCAATGGGGAGAGAAATCCCTGATGTAGGATCTGTTACAATAATTACGTTGGACGAAGAGGAATCCCTCTTGACAATTCTCTGAATAAATTCATCCGGTGGAAGATAATCGATAAGTTTGTACTCAAGCTGCCCAACTGTTTCAGAGACATTGTATCTAAGCTCCTTGATTTCGGTAATGCTATTAGCATCCATGAAATTAGGACGAGCAGAGTTGGACAGACCTGTTACTGTCATCAACTCTGTATGTTCAGGAAGATCGACAGTTGTAATTACATCATAATAGACACTCCTACAGACATTAGCGATCTGGGTTGCTTCTACTGTATCTGAAATGCTGTTAACTTCATCGGAGTCCATATCATTCAAGACATCCTGAACAATCTCCAACAGTGTCATTTTGATAGTAGCCATCTATTAACGGGCCTTGTGTACGCGAGCTGAGATTAGACCAATATTAATCAGGTTCACTGTGCCAGTATCCGTTGTAAGATAAACCCTAGCGCCATGGGACACCATACTAGAAGTAACGGGGAAAAGAGAGGACTCGGTAACAACTTGACCAGCGCCCTTATCTAGAGACACTGTAGTCTCACCAAGAAGTGTATTGTAGGTAGAACCATCAGAAGACCCATAAAGGATTAGATCAAGAACTTTAGGAGTACCAGAGGTGCTGTACACCTTCATAGTGAGAGTAATAGAATGTAGATCCCCAGCAGAAACAAACTGGAGAGTTTCAGAAGACAAGTCCATAAGACTCGAAGTCGTACCTGTCAAAGAGATAGGAACCTGAGAGACAGTATCATTCGTAGTAAAGGGAAGGAGGACAGGAGTTGTACTAACCGCTAGGGCTGTAGTCCCTACATATGTCGTATTAGTATATTTACCCCAACCTGTACCCGGAAATCTATTAGCGTTAGTCCATGTACCAGAGCCACTACCATTAGAAAGATAGAGCTGGTTAGCGGAGGCACTAGAGATACCCTTAGGTTCGTGTAGGTTAGGATCTGTTAGACTGCTGTGCTGCACATTTGCCAATTGCGTGTTACCCTTAGTATGGGGTTAACACCCCGGAGGACCATTAGTATTATTATATCGATTCTTTTTAAGATGTCAAGGGGGAACAATTAAGCTCCCCCAAGACACTGAAGTATTACACTTCGATGTACTGGATCACCAGCTTACCACGGCCAGCCGTAAAGGCATCAGACGAAGTAGTCGGAGTCGTGTACACGTAAGCGTTAGCCGAACCCACCGAAGCGGTACCACCAGCCAGAGCGCCATCGCAACGGACCACCTTAGCGGCACCCAGCGCAGCAAGAGCGATAGTAGCGTCAATGCCATCAGCATCGATCACAGTACCGTCCTTCTGGGCAAGGCCGATTGTCAGAGTAGCTGTACCCGAAGAGGTAGCAGCAGTCGTAACAATCAGGTAGGCGTCAACGATGTAAGAGCCAGCCGGGATGAAGGCTTCGTGACCATCAGCAGCAGCCGTGATAGCTGTACCAAAGTCGAAGTCAACGGCAATGCTCTTGATCGCACCGCAAGCCTCAAGGCCAGCACCAGTCTGACCAGCTTCCGGGTTCTTAAAACGGACCTCAAGTCCGTCAGAGTTTGTCCAATCAGCCATATTAATGTCCTCCTATTACACAGACGGGTTCGACAGAACCACGACAAGGTTCTCAGGACGATACAGCTTGACACCGTAACGAGCGGTGGTCACAAACTCTGTACGCTGGAAGTCCTTGTTGTACTCAGTATCGACTTCCGGCATCTGTCTCCAAGCACCAATGAACGGAGTAACCGTAGCATCAGCCGAGAAGAACAGGTTAGCCTTGTAACCAGCACGCGAGGCGCTGTTAGTACCGTCACCCTCAACGAGAGTTTCCGACGAGATCGTGGCGAGACGCTGCGAAGTATACACATCGAAGCCGTAGACGTTACGGACGAAGCGCATACCAGTAGCGATACCCGAAGACACGATACCCTCGAACATCGGGTTGTTCGACACGTTCGAGATGTTCGTCAGAGTCTCGATTGTGTAAGCAACAGACGGATCAACGATAGCGACACGGTTGTTAGCAGACACGTTAGCGAGGTTCAGCGACAGGTTCGCACGGGCGAAGTCAGCCAGTTCGATGATACCACCGTTACCAGCAGCATAACGATGCTTACCACCGTTGATGTCGTTGGTGTTACCAGCGGTCTGAGCCGACTGAAGACCAAGGATGGCCTCCTCGACATGCTCCATAATCGCACGCTCCTGCTCCGGGACAAAGCGCGAAACAAGCTCGTTCATGTAGAACATGTCCTGCTCGGCCTTCTTCGTCACGTAAGTACCCGAAGAGAGGTACTCAGTGATCTGGAAGGTGAACTGACCAGTGTCCAGCGGACGATACTTCACCGACTCGTCTTCAGCGTAGTCATCAACATACGCCTGACCAATCGACGGGATCTTGAACGTATCACCGTCAGGGAACTCCTGAAGCCAGCGAACGTAGGTCTGAGCCATCAGCTCATCACGAAGAATTTCCTTAAGCTCACGCGACCAAACTTCAGCGCGAGTAAGGAGAGACG